AGGCATACCTAAAGCCTCTCTACGGGGCTGCATAATGTATTAACATAATAAGGAAGATAATGGGGTAACATTATCACCAATATCTATATAATGATAAGTAGATTAAGTATTACCCCAGTTTCAGGGATAATGTTATAATATAACGTATTTACATAATGTAGTTAACAGCTTTAAAAATACCCCCCGCTGTCATTGGCTGTATACGCTACCTAGTACCCCCCGTCTGCCCCATGCCCCCTCCCTTTTGTTCCTGTTCTGTTCTTATCAAGAATTTATTTATGTTTATTTCTAGCTAAGTCATTGAAATTATTACATTATTTATATAATTATGAATTATCTATAAGGTAAATACGCAATGAAATATGTTATGTTATACTATAACACCTCTCAACAGTAATTTAGAAGTATAAACACCACCTATCTAAATGCTTTAATATTAAACCATACCCCTAGTAAAATAAGGTTCAACATTAAACTAAATTATAATGATAGCTTAATACTAAACCATAATCATAGGAACGAAAAGAGAACATCCCATAGAGCGATTTTAAAGGGGTCTAGACTGGCTCTATATCTTTTTGGCTATCCAACATTATAAAATAATCCAATGCCAATTTTTAGGTTTTCAATTACCATTTTATAGGCTGTTTTTAGTTATACTATATAATAGCAAAATAAAAATTACTTATAAATTAACAGCTGGTAACTTAACCTATTGAAAACATTATATAAAATATTTATTAATTTTTTTATTGACCTTTATAATATACTCTATATGATCTACTATAATTATTAATCGAAAGGGCTTTAGCTATGACAAAAAAACCATATTATATATTATTCGTTTATAATACTGATACTCAAACTTGGTTTGATGAATTCGGAGATTATACGAAAGCATCTTTAAAAACCGAAATTGAATATTCACATTATGATATTAAAAAGAAACATATTAAAATAATCAAAACTACTGATGATAAGAACGCAATTAAAACAGCCTATAAAAACTTAGAAAAGGAAATAGCTTAGTTTAATTAATAAGCACTATATTTTTTATAGTGTTTAGATAATCAAACTTTATTTGATTACATAGCTATTTTTTGGTTATGGCTCTTTGACATAGGTTCTAGTTTTTTATGGGTTTTATTTTCTATTAGGTAAAACGAAATAAAAGACATGTTGAAAAAAGAACCAGTTTTTTGCTTTCGGTTTGGGCAAAATTCGGAATTCATTCCAACAGGTAAGACAATCAAACTTAAACGAGACAATAAAAACTAGCAATTTTTATCTATTGTTTATTCCGAATAAGGTAAATGAATTTAGACTATACTATTAGAATGATAGATAGAGCTTTCTAAATTCCTCTTTATATAAAAGGGAAAGCCCAAAGAGGTGAATAATTTATATGGCTATAGGTGGTAAAGGTATTAGACGACAGTCTTTCTTGATTGAACAAAATTAAAGATATTGATAGCACCTATTAATAAAATTCAGTTGGTTATGCTAAACTGGTTTTATTATTAAGAAATATATCTAATGAATATTAAAAATTATTAATCAGTTATGACAGCGGTTTCAATTAGGCCGCTGTTATTGATGTTTAATGATAGCATTAAGCAAAATGAAATAATATAAAAAGGAAAGAAATATTATGACTTATACAACTTTAGAGACTGCTTTTAATCGTGCTTTAGGCAATGGTGCAAACTTAGGTTTTACATTTAATGAATTAATTAAGAATGTAGTAACTGGCAAAAGTAAAGGTGATACAACTAGTATCGTGAATGTAATAGCTATGGCCAACAGAAAAGGTGATAAGATTGAACAAAGAATTAAATTTGTTTTTGGTTTAGTTTATAAAGGTGCTACTTTTAAAACTGAAAAGAATAAAAAGACTGGTAAAACTACTAGTAAAATGATCATTAAAGGTATCAAACCAAACCAAAAGGTTTTAGCTATACTTGAACAACTAGCACAAGATAAAGTATCAATGCGAGGTGATAAATATTTGCAAGCCCTAGTAGGTAAAACAAAAAAGAAACCTACACCTTTAAACGTAAAATCTTTTATTGATACTTGTTCAAAACGTTCAACAGACGAATTAAAAGAAATGGAAAAAATAATTAAGGCCGCAATTAAGCACCAAGAAAATAACATAGTTGTTGAATTACCTAATAAAAAGGCCGCTTAATATAAATGAATATCGAATAAGCACCCTATACAATCGTATGGGGTGTTTTTCCATGTTCAACTATAGAAAGGGAATGAATATGAGTGTTAGACAAAGGCGTATTGACGCAGAAAATAGAGCAAATAGGAACGCAATATTTGCGATTGTTTTTCTTTTAGTAATCACGTTTATTATAGGCGTGATGGTTGGAGGTGAACTGCTATGAGTATGGATGTTTGGCTAGGTGAATGGGAGGGTAATATTACCTATAACCTTTCGCCTATGATGCGTGAAGTTTTTGTAATTCCATTGCGTGATATGTATGGAATGACAGGTAATCAAATCTCGCATTGTCTTAAAGTAAGTATACAAAGCATGGTGTTTAAGCACGAAAAACTAGAAGAGCTAAACCCTCCTAATGGTTGGGGTAGCTATGATGTTTTGTTTAATTTTATATTGGATTTGAAACGGGCTTGTGATGAGTACCCAAATGAAAGGTTAAAGGTGTATTGATATGATGAATTATGTTTTGTGTGGTTGGATTGAGACCGAGTTTGAACTGGAAGAATTTCATATAGAAGGTCTTGATCTAGAAGCATGTGTGGCACAACTAGCCCATGATTATGATGAGTTAGGTGATGTAGATATGCGAGTAAATGGTGGCTATGGTACGCCTGATTATGATGTAACTTCTAAGGTTATTGAAATGGTGTGTGAACCTACCAAGAAACCAACCTATACTAAGGAGGAGTTGATGCTAATAGGTAGATGGAATGTTATTTGTAATTCACCTAGACCTGAGCTTCCTATTGGTGAAACAGAAACCATACCTATAAATATAAATGAGTTTGTGTGGCTTAAAAAAGAAGGGTTCGTATGATGAATAGGGATAGCTTCAATCAATGGTTAGATACATGCCCCACTGATGGTTGGCGTGTGGTGTCGGATACCTATGGCTTCATTCATGTAGCCTATGGTATAGAAGAAGATCATGAATGGGTGGAGGAATCCTCATGGTCTCAATTTAAGTTAGCAACACTATGGTTTTTGTTTGGTGGTGTTGTATCTTTAGGCGTGTTCAGTATGTTTATATCGTTCATGTCGTGGTGGTTAAATTAATAAGTGAAAGGAATAATATGACAAGTTTTATTATAGACTGGTGGAATTTAATAATGGATCATGAAAGAAATCCATTGTCTAACATTAAAGATTTAAGGGTACGGCATTTAGTTATGCAGATACTCGCATGGATGTGGTGTATTGTGTTCACTGCAATGACAGGTACTTGGATGTATCTAGGTGTAAACATACTATTCCATGCACTCTTATTGTGTGGTATCTTTATAACTGTATCAGTATTTGAAGCCGCTAAACGTAAGCCTCAAATCTTTTATACTTTACGAGGTGAAGGTGGAGAACACGAATAATTAAACTATTAGTAAACGAAAGGAATAAATATGAGTTATGAAATTAGAATTGTGAACAGGGAGTTAGCTATTAACTCTCAATTCATTCGTGAGAATGTACAACACTTGGCGTTGATACCTGATTATAAACCCTTCAGTGTTGATGATGACGACATGATCATCGAGTTCAATACACCTACAGGTGCGTTCGTTGAGGTTGGTGATGTTAAATTCAGAATTAGTTTTGGCCACGACCCACAGTCAAATGGGTTTGTGGTCAAGCGTATCTTGGATAGTGAACACAGTGACCCTGTAATACAGGCATGGGGTGACTGGACATTACCTGCAAGGCAACCTGATGGTGCTTTGCATCAATGGTTGTTGGAGAATATAGGGCATGTGGATAACCCTATTCTAAATGTAAACGCTTTACCTCATAGGTTATCTTTGTTTGCACCTATGCGTTCCAAGAGAAGGCATGGGTACATCAGTATCTATCAGAACAGTGATAAGTATTTAGCTGATCTTCATACACCTATGAAGCCTGGGAAAGCTATGTCTACTATAGTTCCAGAGCTAGACAACAAGGCTGTTGATATGCTAGTCACTAAGTTTCTAGATGCCTTTGCACACAGAGAGTACACAGTCAAAACATCTAGTAAGCCTGATGACTTTCGTAAAGTGTATACAGGTAAGATGGTGGGTACACAGAACATTAATACTACAAGTATTTACAAGTCACTAGCCTCTAGTTGTATGCGGTATACCTTTGATGATGGTGATGGCCCGATGAACCTACCTATACATCCAACCGAGGTGTATGGTTCTGGTGATTTCAATATCATATGGGTAGAAGATGCTAGGGGTTTCATAGGTGGACGTGTGGTTGTCTACATGAAGCATGACTCAGGTAAGCCGCAACCATCCTATATCTATGGGGCTTGTCAACAAGCATTGGACATGCTAAAAGATCATCTGGATAGTATAGATGCCTGTGATATTCATGACTCTGAATGGTCAGGTGCTAAACTATCAGCGATCAAAGAGTATGATACTCAGGCTTACATCGGCCCATACCTAGACCTAGAGCCTAGGGCATTAGATGTTCGTCAAGATTACGATGGTACTAAAGACAGTGATGGTAATCGAAACACCAAAGAATACCTAGTTATAACTAGCTGTGGTGAGCTTGATGGTAATGGTTACTGTGGTATATACAGTGAAGATATTAATCGTTGTTACAACTGTGAAGAGAATGTGCATGAAGATGATTCACGTTACTCTGAGTACACAGGTAATGTATACTGTGACTGTTGCTTTCACGATGAACACTTCTATTGTGATTGGTCAGATGAATACTATCACAATGACCAACACATCAACGTATGGTATACCGATAGTGAAGGTAGAAAGAGATGCCATGATGTTGCAGAATCTTGCGATGGATATACATGGTGTGAAAGTGAAGAGGAGTACTGGGATTCTGATGAAGTAATATATGTAGATGGTGCATATATCTCTCCAGTTCTATTTGAAGAAGACTACTTTGTATCTGAATGGGATGGTGAAGTGTACCACAATGATCAGATGGTCAGCACTATTGAAGATGAGATTGTATCTGAAGATGAGATAGATGATCACAATACTAATAATGATGAATATAAATATGTAAAGAATGACTTCGGTATATACATGAAGTCTTATGAAAAGGAAAACAATAATGAAAAATAATCTAATAGATATGTTGCAGTACATGCGACCTGAAGGTGCTAAGACACAGAAAGAATTTTGTCTTGAGTATCTCGAACCTGTGTTCGGTAAGCCTGACCCCTATGGTAATTACATACACCAAGTTGGTGTTAAGCCACGTCTATGCTTCACAGCACACCATGACACAGTACACAAGGCTGAGGGTATGCAGAAAGTTGTTGTCACTAACAACATAATATCTGTAGCTGACCCCAAGGTATCAAGCTGTCTAGGTGCTGACTGTACCACAGGCATATGGCTTATACTCAAGATGATTGATGCAGGTGTTGAGGGTACATATGTAGTTCATGCAGCTGAAGAGATTGGTTGTCAGGGTAGTAAGGCATTGGTCTATGACAATCCACCTTGGTTAGATCACACTGATGCTGTTATATCTTTCGACAGGTATGGTACTAAGTCTGTGATCACACACCAGATGGGTATGCGTACTGCATCCAATGAGTTTGCTAAATCATTTGCTACTGCACTAAGTCTACCACAGCTAGTAGCTGACGATGGTGGTTCTTATACAGACAGCAATGAGTATGCTCACCTAGTACCTGAGTGTACTAACATCAGTGTAGGTTACTACAACCAACACACAGCCAAAGAGACACAGGATATGTCTTATGCAGAGCTGTTACTCAGTAGCCTACTACAAGCTGACTGGACAAAGATTGTCATCAAGCGTGACCATACCATACAAGAGTGTATCTACACTAAGTATGCAATGAATGATGACTACTATTACTCTAACAACCCTGACTCTACAGAAGAGATTGTCAATCTAGTATTAGATTATCCTGATAGGATTGCTGATATGCTTGCTACCTATGGTTATTCTGCAGAAGAAATCATGAGAGAGTGTAACATCTCACCCGACTACTACATCAATGACTATGTAGCTACTCGTTATATGTGACACGTTGTCACGGAGGGTTGATTAATTTTAAATAATATGTATTTTATAGTACTTAAAGTATACTTAAAGTAACCTTAAGTTTCTATTAATACTTATAAATAATAATACTTTAAGTAACTTTAAGTAAGGAAAGATATGAAGTATACGATAAAGACTACTCGTAAAAGTGGCGGTACGTCTTGGGTCTTTAGGCCACCACAAGATGCTGTATCAGCAGGTATAGTTAAGTCTCAAACATTTAGAGATGGACGTACTGCAAGAGTAGAGATACCTAAACTGCTAGATAAGATAGATGCCTTTCGTAGAGGTGAGTTAGTAGCAGGTGATATAGGTAGACTATCAAACCTTAATCAGATAGTGACTTACTACTTAAAGACAAAGCACTTTAATTCTTTGTCGCCCAATACTCAAGATAACTATACTCACAACCTTAAGTGTATCTGTCGTACAGAAATATATGGTAAAGAGTTTGGTAGTTTTAGAATTGACAGGGTTACAACTCCAGTATGTACTGAAGCCTACGATGCTTGGGAAGAAGATGTAAGTACCAACACAGCTAATGAGTACAGTAGGTCTCTGTCTATGATCATGAACTACTGTCGTTCACTAGACATTGTTAACAACAACCCTGTTACCCATGTTAATAAGAGAACTCATGAGACACGTTCAACTATATGGAATAATGAACAGGTTGAAAAGTTCTGTGATACAGCCTTCTCAGATTTTAAGTTTAGGAACATAGGTCTGTGTGTACTGATGGCCTATGAGTGGGCGCAAAGACCTATTGATATCTACACTCTTAAATGGGACAACATACATTTTGATATCAACATGGTAAAGATACGTCAGAGTAAACGTGGTGCTACAGTTGAGCTACCATTAGAAGAACCTTTGACTTCCATGTTACTACAACAGAAAGGTGACTGGGACTTCCAAGAATATGTAGTACCTTTTCAGAGGCCTTCAGATGGGGCATACAGGGCGTTTGATCATGCCTCTGCAGGTGTACTAGTCAGGGAGATCAAGGAGCTATCAGGGCTACCTTCTGATCTACGTGTGGGTGATCTTAGAAAGACAGCCATCAACCAAATGATTGACAGTGAGATAGACCACCTTGCAATCATGTCTGTTACAGGGCATAAGAATGTGGCAAGTCTTAACCCATATGTTAAACACAATTTAAAAGCGGCTAAGTCCGCATTGAATAGGAGAAGTAAGAGTTGAGTATAAGAAAACATATTACTATGGAAGAAAGAAAACACTTAAGTCTACCTCTAAAGTATGGGGATACTAGATCTGATGGTGCTATGTTTATATCTTATTATTACAATATAAATACTAACACTAATTATAAATCAAGACCATTAGAACAATGGATTGTTAAAGAAAACATAGAAAAACAAAGACAAACTAAAGCTGAACATAAAAGAAAAACTTCAATAGCTAATAGAAATTTTATTAAGAGGTTAAAAAGGCTTTATGGTTGTTCTGTATGTGGTTACAAGAAATCTTTAGATGCACTTTGCTTTCATCATATACGTGATAAGAAATCTATAGTAAGTAGGATGCTACAGTACTCAAGGAAATCTTTAAAAGAAGAAATAAGAAAGTGTATATTAGTATGTCATAATTGTCATAGTGAAATACATGAACAACAAAGAAACAACCAAAAGGAGAATGAATAATGGATGTTCAAGATAGACTAAGGCTAGCCCACATATCAGTGTGTAAAGCTGAGAATGAAAGGATGCGTGAAGTGTTCAACATGAGAACCTATAAAGAAGGTGATCAATGGACACAACAAAAGAACAGGCAAGTAACTGGAGCTAAAGGTGGTAGACATAAAAGCCTTAAGAGACTTTGGGTTAAAGAGAGGAGAATATAATGCAATCAATAAAATCAATTTACATTGACCACATGGGTAGTGATTTATCTATAGTCAATGCGGCAAGAGTTAGCTATGGTAAGATCAGTTCTTGGGAAACGTATGAAGAGTATTCGTGTCCTAACTGGCCTAACTGTGACATGATGGGTTGTCACGATGATATTTACTATGAGTTGTCTAAACGTGACACTAAACTTATTAAGTTCCTAGCTAAACATAAACACATGTCCCCATTCGGTCATGCCTTTGCTACCTTCCATGTATCAGCACCAGTGTTTGTTGCACGTCAGCTAGTAAAGCATAAGTTCCTACGTTGGAATGAGATAAGTCGTAGGTATGTATCAACAAAGCCTGAGTACTTCGAACCTACAACATGGAGGTCTAAAGTAGATGATAAGAAGCAGGGTAGTAGTGAAAGTATTATCATAAGTGATATACATATTAGTACAACATTAGATTACGTTACATCTTTGTACAAACATATGATTGACTCTGGTGTTTGCGAAGAGCAAGCACGTATGGTACTACCACAGAACACTATGACTGAGTGGTATTGGAGTGGTAGTCTCGATGCCTTTGCCGATATGTGTAAGCTTAGGTGTAGTCAAGATACACAGTACGAGACACGTACAGTAGCTAATCAAATCAGTACTAAGATGTCTGAACTATTTCCAGTGTCATGGGAGGCATTGACAAATGTTCACAGTTGAATTTGAAAAGGATTACTCTGTCGTCACCAGTATGGATGAACAGAATAATTTTGATGATGTTGAAATGTATCTTGAGAACAATGGTGTTGTTTACTTAAGACAATACGTAGAAGATATAGATACACATCAGGTAATTGAAATATCATATAAACAATTACTTGACTTGTGGTCTTCCATGAGGCAGACTGAAGGCCTATTTAAACTAGAACTAATCGGAAAGGAAAAACGATGAGTAAATCACAACATGAATTAATTATGACACACCTTAGAACAACTAAGGGTATTACAGTACGTGAGGCTATGATAGATTATAGCATCAGTTGCTTAACCAAACGTATACAAGAGCTACGTAACTTGGGTCACGACATACTTAGTGTGAAGAAGAAACACCCTGTTACAGGTCAACGTTATGTACGTTACGTATTACAAGGAGAAGATGGATGACACTATACCTCTGGCCACCTGTCATCATGTATCTACTAGGTATGATGCTAGTCATAGGTATGTTTGAATCAATGGATGATAACAATAAAGGTACACTCAAGCTAGCTATTGTGTGGCCTTTTATTTCAATCATGTTTATATATGAGATGATAAGGGATATAATTTATGGCGACAGGAGATAACCCACACTTAGCTTGTCCGTATACAGAATGCGGTTCAAGTGATGCGTTTAATTGGAATGATGATGGCTATGGTCAATGTCATTCTTGTAGTAGATCATATCCATCTAAGGATATGTCACAGGTATATGATTGGGTCAAGCAGGAGTACCCTCTCAAGGAAAGGAGAAAGCCTATGGAAATACCCGTAACGGGTGGAACTTACAATGGTATCAGGTCTATTGACGCTGATGTTTGTGAGCTTTTTGGAATACAATTACAGACTGGTGATAAAGGTGAGGCAGTCAGGTATGCGTACAAGTACCCACACACAGTCAAGTACAGGCTAGTGTCAGATAAGTCTAAGACTTGGACTAAAGATAGAGGCATGGGCATGAATCATTTATTTGGCCCAGAGTTTAACTCAGGCTCAAGCAAACGTATCTACCTTACTGAAGGTGAGTTTGATGCGGCAAGTCTATACCAGATATTAGGTAAGACATTTCCAGTTAAGTCATTGCCTAGTGCATCTATTGGTGAGAAGTTTATCAAGCACAATCACATCTACCTATCTTCATTCAAAGAGATCATCTATGCAGGTGAGCTTGATGATGCAGGACGTAGAGCTGCAGATAAACTATACGCTGCATTCCCTGATAAGTTTTGGTATGTACCAATGTCTAAGCACAAGGATGCCAATGACTTCTTACAGTCAGGTGATGCTGATGATCTAATGTGGGCGGCACGTAAACCTCAACGTTACTCACCAGAGAACTTCTTCTGTTCCGATCAAGATGTAGAAGATGCTATCCTCAATGAGAACCCATACGAGTATGTACCTACAGGTCATACAGGTCTTGATGATAAGATCAGAGGTATGGTCAAGGGTGGTATTACATTCATCAAAGCACCAAGAGGTACTGGTAAGACAGAGGTGATACGTTACTTCGAGACAGGCCTACTGCGTGACGAAGAGAGCCGTGTTGCTTTACTACACATGGAAGAGATGAAGTCTACTACCTACAGATCAATGGCTACATATCAACTAGGTGTCAACGTCAGGACTAAAGATGATGCTAAAGAAAACAATGTGTCTGAGCAAGAAGTTATCACTGCCGCTAAAGAGATGACTAAAGGTGAACGTACTATTATCTTTGAGATGATGTCGCATGACGATCCACTCAAGCTACTTGATTACATACGCCTTGCGGCTACTGTATATGGTGCAGGGTTTATCTTCATTGACCATGTGCAACGTCTTGCTTACTTGTCTAGCTCAGGTGTTGATGGTGCTACAAGTGTACTTACTACACTAGGTTCACGAGCCGCACAGTTAGCCAAGGAGTTAAACATTGGTGTGATCTTTATATCACAGGTGAATGATGATGGACGTACAAAGTATGCGGCTTCACTAGAAGAAGAAGCAATCATTTGTATTAAGATTGAACGTGATGTCGAGACTGAAGATGAGGTGCTACAAAATACCACAAACTTTATTGTTGACAAGAACAGACCATTCGCTAAATTAGGTAATGCAGGTTCAGTGTACTACGATCCAGACACTACGATCTTATCTGAAGATGCACCATATGATAGGAGTGAGATTGCGGCATGATAGTATTCGATGTAGAAGCTGATAACCTTTTGGAAGATGCTACTAAAATACATTGTCTATCTTATACTGCTGATGGTTCTAGCCCTACAACTCTATTCAAGTATGATGATATGCGTAAGCTATTGTTATCTCAACAAGGATTGATTGGTCATAATATAATTGGCTATGACATACCCTTACTAGAGAAGTTACTTGGTATAAAGATAAAAGCTAGACTGTTTGATACCTTACCTATGTCTTGGGTTCTCAACTACAACAGACCTAAGCATGGTCTTGATAGCTTCGGTGAGGACTTCGGTATACCTAAACCTGTGATAGAGGATTGGCACAATCTTACTCAAGAAGAGTATGCCCATCGTTGTTCAGAGGATGTACGTATTAACTGGGCATTGTGGTGTAACTTACTTAAACGTTTTAAGTTTATCTATAACGACAATATGTTACTAGATAAATTCTTTAGATACCTAGAGTTCAAGATGCGTTGTGCTTCATCAGCTGAGAGAGTTGGTTGGAGATTAGATAAAGCTTTAGCTGAGTCTAGTATTGCAACATTGGTTGATCAACAAGTGTCCAGAGTAGAAGAACTTAAGACTGTTATGCCTAGACGTAAGGTCATGGCAATCAAACGTAAACCTAAAGTTTGTTTCAAGAAAGATGGTACACCTTCTTCTCATGGACAAAAATGGTTTGACCTGTTGTCAGAACACAACCTACCTAACCATCATGACGATCCTATATCTGTCGTCAAAGGTTGGGAAGAACCTAACCCTAACTCTTCTGAACAGGTTAAGGATTGGTTGTACTCACTAGGTTGGAATCCTTGTACACATAAGTATGTTAAAGAAGATGATGGCAGTGAGAGAACTATACCTCAAGTGCGTAAGGATGGTGAGCTTACTGACTCAGTAAAGCTACTGACAAAGACTAACAACTCTGTCTCTGTCCTTGATGGTCTCACTGTTATACAACACAGACTATCTATCTTCCAAGCATTCGTTGAGTGTGAACGTAATGGATATGTTAAGGCAGGTATTGCAGGTCTTACTAACACGTTACGCTTCAAGCATAGGAAGCCATTAGTAAATCTCCCAGGTGTTGATAAGCCTTGGGGTAAAGAGATACGTGGTTGCTTGATAGCTGATGATGGTTATGTATTGTGTGGTGCTGATATGACATCCCTAGAGGATACGACTAAGCGTCATTACATGAAACCTTACGACCCAGATTATGTTGAAGAGATGTCTAAGGAAGGCTTCGACCCTCACCTTGACCTAGCTAAACATGCTGGAGCTGTAACTCAAAAGCAAATAGATGATCACAACTCAGGCAAGACTTCACTAAAGTCTTTACGTAAGAACTACAAGGTGGTGAACTACTCTGCTACCTATGGCGTTGGCGCACCTAAGTTATCACGTACCACAGGTATGCCAGTCTATGAAGCAGCTGCTTTGTTATCTGCATATTGGGATCGTAACTGGTCAGTAAAAGCTTTCTCTGAGTCTCAGTCAGTTCGTACAATCAATGGTGAGATGTGGGTACAGAACCCTGTCAGTCAGTTCTGGCACAGTCTAAGGTATGAGAAAGATGTATTCTCTACACTCAATCAATCAACAGGTGCTTACTGCTTTGACAAGTGGGTAGCATACTACATGACGAAACGTCCCAATATACTTGGGCAGTTTCACGACGAGTCAATTAACCAAGTTAAGGTAGGTGATGAGAGTGATCATACTGCAACACTTAACTGGGCTATTGAAAAAGTTAACCAAGAACTCAAATTAAATGTTGACCTTGGTATTGACGTACAGTACGGTAACACGTATAGTGAAATACATTAACAATAATGGAGGCCAATATGGCAACAAGAAAAGTAAAATTAACAGGCATCGGTGAGTGGGCAAAGGTCTTCACTCAGAACCGTGATATGCAAGGATACCAAGGTGCTTATGAAGCATGTGGTGGTGCATGTACTATTGATGTTATCTTAGATGAAGATAATATGATGGCACTAAAAGCATCTCGGTCTATTAAGAAAGGCTCACCTGATCTACAAGGTAGAGGACACAAGGTAAAGTTTGTACGCAAGTTTGATACAGGACGTGACTGGGATAGTGGCGCACCTGTAGTTGTTAAAGCAGATGATACAGCTTGGGACTATGAGTTAGATGGAACTATTGGTAATGGTTCTACAGTAGAAGTATTACTATCAGTATATGACACTAAGATGTCAGGTATTGTAGGAACACGTTTAGATAAGGTTAAAGTATTAGAGCATGTTGAATATGTTCCAGACTCAGATGATTCTCCTCCATCTGATACCCAATCTGAACCTGTAGCTGGGAACGAGGTACTGTTCTAAGCACAACTTGTGGGGTAGGTGTTTCCTTTCCTTTCTTCCTACCCCACTTTTTAACTGAGGAGTTAATATGAAAACAATAGATACATTAATAAAAGATCTTGAGGGTGTTCTCTTGGGAGTTGGTGGTTGGAATGAAGCTATCAGTTCTGAGATGGGTAAGGCTGTCTCTGATACAGCTCTTGCAAGATTTAGTAAACCCCAAGCACCAAGAGGATACTTATCTTTATCTGGTGTTGGTACAGACTGCGACAGAAAGTTGTGGTACAAAGTAAACAAAGCACAAGAAGGTATCAAACTCAAGGCTGAGAAGTACTTGATGTTTTTCTATGGTGATATGATAGAAGAGTTAATACTAGCTATGGTGAAAGCCTCTGGTCACTCTTGTGTAGGTATGCAAGATAGACTATCTGTGCATGGTATTAAGGGACATCGTGATGCTGTTATAGATGGTATGACTGTGGATGTTAAGACAGCTAGCCCCTTCTCATTCAAGAAGTTTAAAGAAGGTAAGCTGAGAGAAGAAGATCCGTTTGGATATGTGTCTCAGTTGTCGTCCTATGTTTATGCAGGTAAAGAAGATCCACTTGTAACAAATAAAAAAGAAGGTGCATTCCTTGTAATCAATAAGGTTACAGGTGAGATGTGTCTAGATAGGTATGATTTCAGTAAAGAACTGAAGACTAAGAAGAAGGATATGCTACATGCTAAATCATTGGTTGCAGGTAAAATACCTGATGAACGTATATCACCAGTACCTGCCAGCAAAACTAGTCCTAATACTAAGTTAGCTAGGGCATGTACATTCTGTGACTTCAAGAACCTTTGTTGGCCTAATGCACGTAAGTTTCAATACTCTTATGGTGTTGAGTACTTAGTACACGTTGAGAAAGAACCTAATGTAGAGGAGATCTTTGATGTCGAGGGCGGGTAAAGCCAAAGGTAGAACTGGTCAACAAGAAGTCAGGGATAAGTTACTTGAAACATTCCCTGAGTTTGAACCAGATGACATCAAGTCAACCACTATGGGCGACTCAGGTGAGGACATACAGTTATCACCTGCCGCACGTAAGACTATGCCTATTACAATAGAAGTTAAGAGGCGTAAGTCTGGCTTCAAGACTGCGTATGGTTACATAGATCAAGCAAGTAATCATGCCAAAGGTGAGCCTGTAGTTTTTTATAGATCCGATAGACAACCGTGGATAGTTATGATAAGTATAGATCATTACATGGAGCTATTAAGGAACTGGAAAAAATGAGTGTTAAAATTTGGGGTATAATATCTGGGCCAACATCTAGAGATGATACTCCTGATAGTGATGATTGGCCTGATGATGCTAACTTCGTATTAGTATGTAAGGCAGAAGTAGACGGTGATGTGTTCGATGGTAACTTTTATTTTGAAGAACTCAATGACGCATACGAATGGTCATCTTATTTCTATGACAGTATAGAACCATTAATAATATCAGGATACACAAATGATTCTTGACTTGTCTATCAACTTAAATATAACTAGGAGCTTTCACTTTGCTCTATGAAATTAATTTAATAATTAAGGTTGACCCCACTGCAAACTTTTTAGAGGTTGACCCTAAGTATAATCTTGCCGTACTAGGTGAGGTGATCCGAGATCATCTGTATGATATAGATGATATAAATGTAACTGACTGTGAGGTAAAACAGCATGACTAAAATAACTATTGACGATAAAGAATATGATTCGGATAACCTATCTGAAGATCAAAACAAAATCATTCAGACTTTAAATGTAGGTCAGAATGCTATCACTTTGTTTAACCACATGTTACAATGTGCAGATGCTATTCAAACTATAAAGACTAAAGAACTTAAAGATTCTTTAGAAGAAGTAACCGAAGATAAAAAATAATAGTATAAAGCAAAGGAAAAAATATGGCTATTGGCTTTAGAGAATACCAAAGAAAAGCTGTAAGCTTTGCTATTTACCCTGCAACCCACAAAGTCCTATACCCTACGTTGGGGCTTTGTGGTGAAGCTGGTGAGGTAGCTGAGAAAGTTAAGAAACAAGTACGTGATGGTACTTTTAACAGGCATGAAGTTGCTAAAGAACTAGGAGATGTTCTGTGGTATCTAAGTAATCTTGCAAATGATATAGGGTATAACCTAGATGAGATTGCAGATATAAATATTGAGAAGCTTACCAGTAGGCAAGATAGAAATAAAATAAAAGGATCAGGAGATAATAGATGAACAACATACTACCAACCGATTATCAATCCTTTATACATAAGTCACGTTATGCACGTTGGCTTGATGATGAAGGTCGCAGGGAAACCTGGAGTGAAACAGTGGATCGTTACATGAAGAACTTAGTACGTCCAGCATTAGGTGATAACCCTAAGCAGATAGCTGAGATTGAACAAGCTATACTAGGACTAGAAGTAATGCCTTCTATGAGAGCATTAATGACTGCTGGCCCTGCTTTAGCTCGTGACAATACAGCAGGTTACAACTGTTCTTACCTAGCTGTAGATGATGTTAAAGCATTTGATGAAGCTATGTTTATTCTACTGTGTGGTACTGGTGTTGGCTTCTCTGTTGAACGTCAATCAGTACAGAAGTTACCAGAAGTTCCTGAGCTTTTGTATGAGAGTGAAACAACTATCGTAGTTAAAGATAGTAAAGAAGGTTGGGCTAAATCACTACGTCAAATGGTTGCATTACTTTATAGTGGTGAGATACCTAGATGGGATGTATCTAAGGTACGACCTGCAGGTGCAAAGCTAAAGACATTTGGTGGTAGAGCATCAGGCCCAATGCCTTTGATTGATTTATTCAACTTCGTTATTAAGACATTCAAAGATGCTAAAGGACGTAAGCTATCGTCACTAGAATGTCACGACATCATGTGTAAGATTGGTGAGGTAGTTGTAGTAGGTGGTGTACGTAGGTCAGCTATGATCTCTCTATCTAATCTATCTGATGATCGTATGAGACATGCTAAGTCAGGCTCATGGTGGGACAATGATCCTCAACGTGCCTTGGCTAACAACTCTGTGTCATACACTGAGAAGCCTGACAGCTTATCTTTCATGCGTGAGTGGATGGCTTTGGTTGAGTCAGGATCAGGTGAACGTGGTATCTTCAACAGACAAGCATCTAAGAAACAAGCAGCTAAGAATGGCAGACGTGACCCTAACTTTGAGTTTGGGACTAACCCATGTAGTGAAATAATTTTACGGCCTAATCAGTTCTGTAATCTAACAGAGGTAGTTGTAAGAGCTACTGATAATTCAGAAGACTTAGAACGTAAGGTACGTATAGCTACTATCTTAGGTACAATACAATCATCATTCACTAAGTTCCCTTACCTACGTAAGTCATGGCAGAATAACACTGAAGAAGAAAGATTACTTGGTGTATCTATGACAGGTATTATGGACAACCCTTTAACTACAAGGGCTAACAAAGGACTGGAGAAAACTCTTGAACACCTCAAACAAATCGCCGTTGCTACTAATGCTAAGTGGGCTGAACGCCTTGATATCCCTGTCAGTACTGCTATCAGCTGTGTTAAACCAAGCGGTACTGTCAGCCAACTGGTTGACTCTAGCAGTGGCATTCACGCTCGTCACTCAGCCTATTATATTCGCACTGTACGTGGAGACAACAAAGACCCGTTGACACAGTTCATGATGGATCAGGGTATACCTAATGAGCCAGACGTAATGAAGCCTGACCAGACTACTGTGTTTAGCTTCCCTATGAAAGCTCCAGATGGTGCAACAGTTACCGCTGACATGTCTGCTATAGAACAACTAGAGATGTGGTTAGCTTATCAACGATCATGGTGTGAACATAAACCATCTGTTACTATCAACGTAAAGAATAACGAATGGTTTGAGGTAGGTGCATTTGTGTACAAACATTTTGATGAGATGTCAGGTGTATCATTCTTACCATTCAATGAACACACATATCAGCAAGCACCTTATCAAGATTGTTTAGCTACAGACTATCATATTCTTTTAGATAAGATGCCTGATAGTATTGATTGGGATAAGTTATCTGAGTATGAACAAGAAGATAATACAGCAGGTAGTCAGACACTAGCATGTAGTGGTGATAGCTGTGAGATTGTTGACTTAGTTTAATGTGGATAGTAATAACTAGAAACGAATGTAACTTCTGTGATGCCTCTTTACAATTACTAAGAGGTGTTGCAGGAAGTCAGGTAACAACATACAACGTACAGTCAGCAAGTAGTAAATGGTTGTTGACTTTAATGCGCAAATCAGGGTACACTACAGTACCACAAATATTTAAACCAGATGGCACTCACCTTGGGGGCTACACAGAACTAAAGGAATACCTAAATGAAACCAGTAAGAAAGAACTTTAGCCGAGCATTATATCAAGCTTACGATAAGAAAGCTAAAGATACTTTGGTCAAACTTTTGGAATCAAAAGGACATACTATAGTTAATACCGAAGAAAACTATTTTGTAGATGTCGTCTCTCAGAAAGATGGCTATACATACTTCAATGAAGCTGAAGTCAAAGTAGCCTGGAAAGAAGATTGGCCTACACATTGGTCTGAGATCCGTATACCAGAACGTAAGCAACGTTTACTGGATAAGTATGATGGTACAAATGGGGTGTTAAATTTCTATGTGTTCCGTGAAGACATGAAACAAGTATGGCGTATTAAAGATACCTTGCTAACTAAAGAAAGTTTAGCAGAGGCTAAGGGTAGGTACATACAAAAAGGTGAACTATTCTTTCACATACCTTATACATCAGCAGAGTTGGTAAATACATAATGGCTAAATGGAAGGAGTTTAATATAATGAAAGACCAACCTACTTACGATCCTGTAGAAAAACCTGCACACTACAATCAAGGTAACATAGAATGTATTGATTACATTAGACAGGTGTTAGGTCTCGATGGATTCATTGCTTACTGTAAGGGTAATGTTACTAAGTATAATCATAGGGCATCCTATAAAGGAAACCCATTAGAAGATACTAAGAAAGCAAGATGGTATCTTGATAAGATGATTGAGGCACAATCAGAAAAATATAAATAAGGTGATACATGGGCAGACCAACTAAAGCAGAGCAGAATAATTTACCACCTCTAGAAGAGGAAGCCAAGGCCTACACTAAAAAGAATAGGCCAAAAGAAAAACCCCTAACCTCTCGCCTATACCTGACAGGTCAAGCCTTGTCGGGTATACTTGCAAGTGGTAGGGGTGCTGGTCGTACTGAGGAAGTTAAACGTGAAGCTTATGGTTGGGCTGATCACATACTGGAAGATGATGATTAATCTAGTTTCATGTCTCCATAAAATATAGCATCGTAGTTATCTACAAGGTTTTTAATTCGGGTGAGTTTGCTTAGTGCATCCTCATCCTTTAGTATGTCTGACAGGTCTCCTTTAATATCTAAGAAGTCCATAACTTCTTTTACTTTCTCATCATTCTTTAAAGAAAGAACACGAACCATTTCTAGAGTACGTGGTAATTCACCAGTCTTCATAATTTGACTAGTCTTTTTCTTTGCTTCAGCTATTATCTTACTTACAAGTGCTTGTCTTTGTTTAGTGCTTAAACCCTTAGACCCTGATTCAAAAAAGTTTGGGTTCTTATCTAAGTATTTCCTAGCTGTAGTCTCTAGTATAGGAGCAACAAGTCCCTCCATATAATTCTTTACTTCAGCTGGTCCATCAAAGCTTATATTTCTCCAACTAGACATACCTGCAGTGTTTAACATAGCTTCCATCATATTAGGTTCTCTTGAACCTCTAACACCAAGTAGTTGTTTACCTATATCAATCTCTTGATCAAAACCTCTAGTAGCTGTAGCTCTTCTATCTAAGTCCTGAACTCCACCCAATTTACCGAAGAGATTATTTATATATTTAGTGCCTTGATTAAATGATTCTGATCCTTGTTTAAGATCTGGCATCATGTTGCTATCAGTAACTAAACCAACTAAATTATTTACAGGATCTAAAGGTCGTGTAACACCTTGAGATATCCTACTTGCGGGTGGGCCTAATAGTTTAAACCCTATGTCTAAGGTTTTATCAAGACCTTCTTTATCGCCACTAGTAACAGATCCCCAAAGATTATTAAGGTATACCCACAAACTCTTATCAAAGTCTTTAAGGTCACGTAAAGATTGTCCACCTAATTGTCTACCTAACTCAATCCAAAGATCTCCAGGCACTTTATCAGGATTAAATTCTGTAACCAAGTCTTTTACATTACTACCATCTAAACCATGAGCCATTATTTGACTACCAAGTCTTATAGTAGAACCTGGCCAATCAAATGTACGATCCTCTATAGACCCATCATTATTTCTCTCTTGATTCCAAGCAAGTCCTTGTTTAATTCTTTCATCTGCACCTAAAAAACCTGCTTGTTTCATCCCATGTACACCTAGTGCAACAGTAGACCAACCAACAATCATTTTAGCTAAAGCTTCAGATCCCTCTTGAGTTACAAAATCTGCTTTTTGTCCAGGAACTATCTTTCTAACTGCAAACCTAAAAGCATTTACACCTGTCAGATCAGCAGCTGTAGCAACAACAGTATTGAAGAAGCTACCAAAAGGTACAATGTAACCGAACAAGCTTTTGTTTGTAACCCGCTCAACACCCCTAGCCATAGTTCTAAAAAAATTACCTCTCTGTCGTTCTAACGTTGACCAATTTACAGAAGCAGTTTCACGCATAGTTCTAAATGC